TGTATGCTGTAGTTAAACGAACTGTAAATGGTGCTACTAAATATTATTTAGAGCAATTTTCTAACTCACAATATGAGATACCAACAGATGCTTCTGTATCTAAAGTCTTATCTTCGTCATATCAACCACACGGAACGCCTTTAATAAAAGGTGCAGTTACTAGTGCTAATACTGTTATAATAGATGGCTTGACACAAGTACCCAAAGCAGGGGAGCAATTTACCTGCAATTCAATAAGTTGTACGATACAGAATGTAGCAACAACAAGTACATCAGGTGAATATATAGTTACAGTTGTACCTGCTCTAACAGCATCTGATAATGCACCAATAGAATTTACTACCTCTTATACATTTACAGGGTTAAATACTTCACCAGATTTACGAGGTAAAGTAGTACACGCTACATCAGGTACAGGAGAAAATGATACAATAGTTTATTATGGCAGTAGTACAGTTGATTCTAATGGTGTTGCTATATTTCAAAAACCTGCATCAGGTATTGATATAGGTATTGATTATACAGTAGATGTTTCCACATTATCTATAGATGCAACTTCACCTGTAAGAGGATTAGGTTCAACATACGGATTACCTAGAAAAATAGGAAAAACTATATTAGAATTATCTAAAACACATAATTTACAAGTAAACAGTAATGATGTAATTGTAAGCAATGGATTTGAAATGACAGGATATACAGGTAAAAAAGATGTACATAGTTTAGGTTATAGCCAAGAACCTTTTATTACGATTACACAATCTGTGCCATTACCTTTCAGAATATTATCTATAACAAGTGAGTATTATTTCTAATGTGTCCTCCAGCCGCCGCCATTCCATATATTAGTCTAGCTTTCACAGTTATAAGTGGTGGTTTTCAAGTATATTCTATGATGCAACAAATGAATGCTGATGATACATCAAATTCATATGAACAACAAATGTTAGAAGAAAGGCGTAGGCAACAAGAAGAAGAAGCCAAAGCTAGAGAATTGCAAATGCAAAAAGACTTAAATGATAGAAAAAGAGAAGCACTTAAACTACACAAATCAAACAGAGCAAGTTTGGCCGCTTCCGGCGCTGAGATAGGTTCACCAAGTTTTACTAACTTTCTTTCAGCTAATAGAGAAGCTGAAGGACGAGATCAATCTAATATTACTTTGATGGGTAGAGAGGCACAAGCACAAGCACTTATGGATGCAAGACAAACAGGTATTGCAAAAGACGCTTCGTTATCAGCTTACAAATCAAGAAGAAAAGCAAGTATATATAGTGGTGTAGCAGGATTAGTTGGTATGGGTGCTAATGTTAATTGGTCAGCGTTTGCACAAGAGGATGATGCACCACCACCGAAGAAGGAAAATACATAATGGTTAAACGATCCAAGGATATGGTTTCTTATAGAGAACAAATAGGAGTAACTGCTCCTATTGGATATCAAACAGCAATACAAAAAACACAAGAATCTGCAGTAGCTTGGGATAAAACCTTTGAAAAAATATCAGATACTTTTACAGCATTACAGAAAAAAACAGATCAAATAAGAATGAAAAACGCTGTGCAAAATGCAAAATTTGAAATGGATGAAAAACAAATAACTGATGAAAAGACAGGTGAAGTAAGAACAGTTAAAACAATGAAGCCATTTAAAGCAGATAGATTTTTTTGGCAAACAGATCAAGATGATTATGATAAAATGATTGTTGCTAAAATGAAAATGGATCTTGGTTTACAGTTTGAAAAAGAAAGTATGGCACAATTAGAACAATCGTTTAATGCCAATGAAGATGCTAATGGATATGTAAATAGAATGGCTCCAATTTTTGATTCATATAAACAAAACTTGCCCTCAAAATTCTATGATGTAATACGACCTACCCTTGAAGCACAAATGCTACAAGATCAAAAGAAAGCACAAACTAAATTTAGACAACAAAGAGAAGAAGAAACAAGTGCTTTTGCAGAACAGTATTTTAGTAAAGCAGAACAACAATTTAAGAGAGATGTGCTAATTGATCCTAGTAGTGCTAAAGACATAGCTAATGCATCAATAGCTGAAATACCTGAAAATCTTGTTGGTAGAAGTATTACGGAAAGAGTTAAGTTTCAATCAATGATTAATGGGTTACATAAATTCTATTCGTCAGAAGTTAGTGGTGTAAACCTACAACAGCTACTTGATCCAACAACACCAAGAAGTCAAACTAGTTTTGGCAGAAAAGAACAAGAAAGCAATTTAGTAGCTATTCGTGATTTGATTGATGGTAAAGGAGCACAGCAAATAGCATTTGGTGGTAAAGTATCAACTCTTAAACAAGAGGATTTTAATAAAGTATTAGATGGTCTTACTGAAGATGAAGTAGATGCTATTGATTCTAATCTTACCGAGCGATTAGCCAATACATCTGGCTCTAGCGAACTAAGTGAAGCTATAGCAGGTTTTTCTAATTATACTCAACAAAGACAAGCATCTACAAACTATACTGATCCATTTGTACAAAAAAAAATGACACAGGTAGCTAAAGATAGTCCTGCAGAATATTTTCAAATACTTGCACAAAGCTCAAGCAATCCATCTCGTTTAGCTAATTTAACTACATATGACCAAGCTATGAGAACACCAGAGTTTTATGAAGCACACGGCAGACTTGGAGCAATGCCTACTGTAATAAAAGATTCTATAGAACAACTTATATTATCAGGTGATGCTGATGTAATACAAGCAATGCTTAATCCTATGGTTGCATCAGCAACACGATTATCAGGAACTATGTATAAAGGTAAGTTTATAAGAACAGATAGTTATGAAAAAATGTTTCCTAGTTTATCTGATAAAGCACATAATATTTTAGAAGGTGTAAGAGTACGATCATTAGTTAATGATAGAATAGACTTTACTACAGTAGCTACTGAATTATCTACAGCATTTGATAAAAACATTGATGAAAGAAGTGGTAATGCTTCTGTTGTTAATAAAGCAGTTGATGATGCAATTAAGCATGTAATTGATAAAACAGGTATTATGTTTGGTGAAGATAATTTAGCAACACCATTAAGAAATACTTTAAGAATGTATTTACGAAGTTCTACCATATATGATCCAAATGTTACAACTGAACCAACTAAAGGTTTTAAACAAATGGGTATGAAGTTTTATAATACTCTTACTGAAAAAGGTATAATAGGCAAAAGTAATTTTAATTATATGGCAGGAGGTGATGCAGGAGAAAGTGGCGTTGTATTATATCCATTAGAGCGACATAAGGTAACCGATCCTAATAATCCGAATAGAATGATAAATGACCATCACGAAGCGTATATTATGAATCAAATTAGTAAATTTGAAAGATATAAAAATGTTGATAGAAATAAAATGAAACTTGGTAGAGATTTTAGAGTATATCCTGTTAATACTAAAAATATGAATTTAACAGATGATACTGCAAATATTTCTTATTATTTATTAGAAATAAATAAAGGCACAGGTGATGCTACACCTGTATTAGAAGATGATGGCACATTTTATTTTTACACACCAAATGATGTAAAAGAAAAACTAGATAAAGCTAGAGATCAGGATATAGAAATTGGTATGGTACTTAGTAAAGATATTACACATTATGACGCACTTAATGAAGCTAATAAACAAAGGATAAGAGAAGCAGAAAACTTTGCAGACAATTATCCAACAACATTTAATGCACTAATTCCTAATTATGGCAAGAATTAATACTACATCAGTAGATAGTCTAAGTAATAATCAACAAGATTTTTTACGAGCATATAACTATGCACAGCTTAGACGAGTGCCTGTTATGGCTAAAGAAAATAAGTATGTTCCTAACAATTCTTTCTTTGATGATGTTATGGATCATTATAGTTTGTCTTGGCTTAATCAATGGGCAGAAAGTACATCACCTATAGACCAACAAGTAAGTGATGAATACGATCCTAATTATGATGTATTTGCTGACAACTTTGAGCCTTACCTACCTTATATGAAAGAATTTATTGGTATTAAAAATAAAGAACAAGCTGATTTTTTAAAACAAAAAATAGATAGAAACAATGCTAGACGAGATAGATTAGAGCAAGCAGGCAGAATACTACCGGGATTTGCGGCGGCGTTTCTTGATCCAACTACATACATACCTATACCTATGGTAGGAGGATTAGGATTTGTTAAAGGTGCAGTACGAGGTGGTGTAGGTGTTGGTGGTATAACAGCATTAACAGAACCTATACGACACAATTTAGATCCAACTTCTACATTTGAAGAAACAACAGCAATGATTGGATTGAGTGCACTTGCAGGTGGTTTTATCGGAGGAGTAGCAGGCTCACTTACAGCTAACTTAGGTAGCAAAACTTTAAAGAGTGCATTGCCTAAAGGTACAAAAAAAACATTAGATGACTACGACAAAGAGTTATCTGAAAACGAAGGTATCAAAGATTATAATCAAGAAGAATTTTATATAAATCCAAAAAAAAATTTTGAAGATGTAACTATAAAATCAAAGCGAGGTAAACAAGCTAGAGAGCCAGAACCTATTAAAGATGCAATAGATGCAATAGAATATCTTGATCCTAAAGGTTATAAGAGTCTTAGAATTATTGATGGTTATACAGGTAGGCACGATAAAAATGGTAGATATAAGAAAGCATTTTATCAAAGAAAAAATAATACAATACGAATAGATAGAGAAGCTATAAAACGAACATTCATAGATTTGCCGTGGACTAAACCTACAGTAAAAGGTGTTAAAGCATTACCAAGAGATACATTTAATAATGCAGACGAATGGGCAGATTTTGTTATGTTGCACGAATATTCACATAGTAAAATAAAACAAAAACCCGGACAGAGCATAGCAGATTATGAAAATGCAATTAATCGTAATGCTATGGAAATACTTGGTAAAATTAAAAAATTTAATAAAGGTGATGCTATTCGCATAAAATCAGTAAGTGGTATGAAAAGATTTAAAGCACTACCGGGAGAGTCTGTACCACAGCTAAGAGGAAGAATGCAACAACAACGAGAAATAGTAGATCAAACATTTACACAAACAGGTGTACAACAAGCTATAGAAGAAACAGAAACAGCAGGTGTTCGTAGTAATGTAGATGATGTTGTGGCTAGATATAATAATCTTACTAATGAAGTAGAATTAGATATAGTAAAAGCAAAAGCACAGTTTGAACAAAAAAAACATTTAGAACAACTAAGACAGGTTGGAGTAACACCACCTGCAAATTTATTTAGAACAGCAGATGATTGGGTAAATTACACAGTAAGACGAGCAATATTTGCAAGTGAAATTATGCCTAAGACACTTAAAGAATTTAAAGATATGCCTGTAAGTGAATATCTAAGCACTCTTAACAAAAGAGTAATTGATGACATTGTAAAAGACAATGTGTCTAAAGGTGCAGAAACTAGTGGTATTAAATATTTAAGAATATTAGAAGAAGTACAAAACCTTGGAGGCGTAGTTAATGCTGTAGGTAGAAATGTTAAAAACAAAAAATTAAGAGAAAGGGTAGCACGAGATATGCTTGAACTATTAGGCGATCACGGAGTTATGACTAAAATGAATAGGGAAGGTTATTCTGCTACACCTGATTCTGTATTATTGCGAACATTTACTCAATACCAACCAAAACTTAGAGATGCTATATTTGAAATGGAAGATGCTTATTTTGGATATCACGGAATTGCTTCTGATAAAACAGGTGGACAAAGAACTATTGCTAGAGGTGTATTAGCTACACAACAATTTGGCTCAAAAGTTAAAAATGCTTTTAATAAAACAAAACAAGGTGAAGTGCCACCAGATGTAACGCTTAGAGATTATTATAGTATGGTTGGTAGATACATAATGGATGAAGATGTATTACAAGAAACACAAGATATTGCATTGCAGGAAGCTATTAAAAAAGGATCAATACCATTTAATAGATTAATGAAAGAATTTAATGATGTAGCAAGTAGTTTGCAAATGTTTAAATCTCAAAAGAGTTTTCAAATAATGACAAAAAGGGCAGAACTTACTTTAGCTAAAGCATTAGATATGCAAAGAACAGGTAAGTTTACGGGTGAACAAGCAGAAGCACTTGCTAAAAAAATACAAAGCAAAAGAGAATTTTTAAAATTACAACAAGCTGAAATAGATGTTGTAGCTAACGACTCCTTAACAGCAGGAAAAGAAAAATATTTTACTAGATATTTTAGACACGACAAATTAGTAGAAAATGCAGATGAGTTTAAAGCAATATTAAGACGACATTTTGAAACAACATTACCACAAAAAATAACTGATCCTAAATATCTAAAGCGTAGAAAACTAGCAGAAAAAAGAAATAAACTTACGGCTAAAGAAAAAATACCTGACGATCTAACAAATAGAGAAAAAATATTAGATGCAGAAGTAGAATATCATTACAACCAAATCTTAGAAGGACATTCAAGATGGGGTGATATAGAAGGAATACACGGATATGGTATTGATGTTGATGGTCAATACAAAGTAGGAGCAAGACAATTACTACAAAGAGAACTTGATATTCCTAACAAAGAACTAAAAGATTTTATAGAACAAGATGCAGAAATTGTTATGCGACAATATGTACAAAGAATGGCACCTGCTTTAGAATTGCATAAAAAATTCGGTGATGTACATTTAACAGAATATTTAGATAATCTTGAATTAGATTTAATAGCAGATAATGTACCACAAACAGCAAGACAAAAAATAATTAATGGCTTTAGAGATGGAAAAGATAATTTATTAGGTACGCTTTATTCTGATGATCCAACAACATTAAGCGTACAAATAGCTAATAGTATTCGTAATCTTGCAAGTTTAGCATTTATGGGAAAAGTTACAATAAGTGCCTTGCCTGAGATAGCTAGACCATTAATGGTAAATGGTTTTCATAGAACATATAAAGATGTAATTGGTGCTTATGTAGGAGGTTTAGAAACTATTGGTAAACATTCTAATATTAATGAGTTAGACCAACTTGTACCTATACTTGAAGGTGAACTCTCTAGTGCTTCTTCTCGTTTTGTCTTTGACTCTACAGCGCAACAATCAAAAAATTTTGGTGGATATTTTAATAAAGCTGTTGGTCAATGGCTTGAACGCCCACAACAAGCATTTTATCAAGCTAACATTCTTACTCCATATACAAGAGGAATTAAAAGAATTGTACGCCGTATGAGTATGCATAGATTTGTAGAAGATAGTGCAAAACTTGTAGCAGGTAAACTAGATGAAACAGGCATTGCCCGTCTTGCATCATATGGTATTGATAAAAATGTAGCTGAAGTATTTAGTCGTATGCCAATAGAAAAAAGTAAAGGAACATACTATTTAAATTCTATGGCGTGGGATGCATTGCCCGGTGGTAAAATGGCAAGACGAAAATTACAAAGTGCAATATATGCAGATATGAATAGAACTATTGTAACGCCTAGTGCCGCTGATCAAGTGAATATGATGCACGGAGTAATCAGAATTAATGATGAAGGAATTGCTGAACTGATGGACAATCCATTATTCAAAGCAATGGGATTCCAAAAAACAGATATGGGTGGTAAAATAAATAATGCTTGGCTTGGTTTATTATTACAGTTTTATTCTTGGGGAATAAGTGCAAATCGTAAAGTGTTAATAGGTTTAGCACAAGGAAGAGATGGCAAAATGGGACAAGCTATGGCAGGTGTATCTAGTGCTATAGCATTAGGTATGATGGCAGATTGGGCAAAAAATCCTAGATATTATGAAAACAAAGATTTAGGAGAAAAGATTATAAGAGGTGTAGAATTGTCTGGTACAACAGCATTATTAGGTGATGCTAACTTTATGTTAGAAACTACAAGTGGTGGATTTTTTGGAGAATCAATAGGTGCAAGACCATTGTTAGGATTAGATCAACGCTTTGGAGATGCTGATGGAGATGATGCAGTTAAAGAAATAATAGGTAGTGGCCCAAGTATGCTATTTGATGTAATAAGTGCATTTTCTAACGACACCTTGTCAGATGTTGAAAAAAAGACTATGTTAAGAAAGTTGATACCTTTAAATAATTTTTGGTTATGGGATCAAGCATTTAGAGATTTATATAATGATGTGGTAATAGAATGACAATATCAAGTGCAAATAATACTCCAAGAGTAATTTACACAGCTACGGCAAGTCAAACAGTTTTTACAATACCATTTGAGTTTTTTGCTGTAACTGATGTTAAAGTATATGTTGGTTCTACTTTAGCTACATACAGTACAAACCCGACAACAACTACTCAATTCAGTATTCAAGCAACAACATCTCCATCAGATAGTGCTTATGAATATGGTTCAGGTGGTACACTTACATTTGGATCTGGACAAACTGCAGGTACAGTAATTACTGTATTAAGAAGAATAACAATAGAAAGAACAGTAGATTTTCCTACAAGTTCTAGTTTAGATATAACAAGTCTTAATACTGAACAAGATCAAGGTATTGCTATCTTTGGTGATCTTAATGATAAAATATCAAGAAGCATTACACAAAATGATTATGATGAAAGTGCAACACTTACATTACCTGCTAAAACAGATAGAGCAAGTAAAACTCTAGCGTTTGATTCAAGTGGTAATGTTATTGCTCAATCTGCTCAAGGGGTACAAACAGTAAATGTGGCTACAGGTGATGCAGGTACAAGTGCAACTTCAACATATGATGCTACTACAGGAGTTCTAGATTTAACAATACCTAGAGGTTCTGATGGTACACAAGGCCCTGCAGGTGCAGACGGATCAGATGGTATTTTCTTATCTATAGCTAGTCAATCTGAAGCACAAACAGGTACAGAAAACACGAAAGGTATGACACCTCTTCGTACAAAAGAAGCAATTAATGCACAGGTTGGTGCAATTTCTACTATAGCTAGTAAGTTTTTTGGTCTTAAAAAAACAGTAGATGGCACAGGTAGAACTATAGCAACACAAGAGCATACATTAGTGGGAGGATCAGAGAATCTAACACTTTCTGATTATGATACATATTTCTTCGCAACAGGCTCAATTTTTATGAGTATTGACACTAGTGGACATTTGCTAATAAATATGCCATAAAGGAGGTAGAAAAATGGCAACAGTTGATTTAGGAAAAATAAAGTTTACTTGGAGAGGTGCATTCTCTACGAGTAATACATACGAAGCAGATGATGTAGTGTCGCATTCTGGCTCCTCTTGGGTGTATGTAAATACTACATCTAAGACAGGAACAAATGCAGGAGCACCTTCCTCAACTAATACTACACATTGGAATGTAATGGCACAGGGTACAGGTACATTAACTACATCTGGTGATTTGCTTACACATAACGGATCGGTTGAACAACGAGTACCTATAGGTTCAACAGGACAGATTTTAAAAGCTAGTGGAACATCAATTACTTGGTCAAACTCTGATGCTTTTTATCAAGTAGATGTTTTAGGCAGTAATGTTCCTTTATATGCTAATACATTTAAAGCTACTACTGATACAGGCACAGATGGTAAAAGACCTTGGTTAGCAGAATACAATGGTAAATCAGGTGCAAGTGCAGATTGGATTCCTTATGATGGTATGCCAAACCCTGAATGTGGCCCTGTAAAAAGAGCAAGAGACGATATGCATAATGTCTATGCTTCACTATGTTATCTAAATGGTAATTATGAACCTGTTATGAGAGGGTATAACTATTTAAGTGCCGCACCTTTACCCAATGTGGCGGCTGATAATGTTGTACTAAAAAGTAAAATGTCTATGGAATTTGGTGGATTGAAGAGTGGAGAATACTTTGTTCGTCTGTGGAACAAAGGTGGTTCTTCTTGGGCATTAACAAACAAAGGTAATATGTTTGTTACAGGAGAGAATGGTAGTGGTGAATTAGGATTAGGAGATACAGTAGATAGATACCAATGGGTTAAGAATCCATATTTTGGGCCAGATGCAACTAACAATAGTGTTACTTGTGAAATTGCTTGTATAGTACCAAATTGGTTCGGAGGTTATCAATGGACTACAAATATAAGAGTATTTGTTATTTTACACGATGGCAGAGTTATGGCTTTTGGTCATAATGCTCAAGGACAATTAGGAGATGGTACAACTAATGCAAGGTCTGTACCTACTGTAATCACAGGTATATCAAATGTTAAAATGATATCTGCAGGAATGTATTGTACTTGGGTTGTAGATAATAGTGGTAATTTATTTCATTGTGGTAGTGATACTAATGGTGTAGGTGGTGGTACTGCTCGTCAATCTTTTGCACAACTTTCAGGAGTAAGCAATGTTGAACAAGCTGAATTGCATTGTATGGGATATTATTCTTCTGCTGTATCAGCACAAGGCTATGTTATACAAGCAAATGGTGATTTATTTTCCATTGGTTATAATACTAATGGTCAATTAGGTATTGGTAATACAACTAATCAATCAGCGTTTCAACAAGTTGGAGGATCTGAAAACTTTAGTGCTGTAAATATTACAGGTAATCCATCAACATCTTCTGCTGTGCTTTGGTTAGGTAATTCAGATGCAAGCAATGCAAATACAACAGATGGGCCGGGTGATATGTATCAACTTACTATTGCTACAAATACAGGTAATGGATTTAGAATGGTTGGATATAACGGCAACGGTGCTCAATTACAAGGAAATACAACAGCTACTACAGGTGTTAATATACCTTCTACTGCTACATTTAATACTTATCAACACTATACAGTTAACTCAAGTGCTGATGGTACAATTAGTAAAACTGCATTAGTATTCCCATCAACAACAATGAAGGCTTGTTTTCCAATGAGAACAAGTGGTTATAATTCACCGGGGTGGTATGGTTTAGATACACAAGGTCGTTTATGGTTATGGGGATATCATTCTACTGCACACCCATATCAAGCTACAACAAGTGCTACAAGTTATTATGGTGCATTTTTATATCCTTCGCCTTGGAATCATACAGAATCATCAGGTTCTAGCTATATAGGTAATACAGATATTGCAATAGAAGATTTTATATCAATGGGACATTATTATAGTGGTTATTGGTCGCATTATATTCGTGCATCTGATGGAACAATATATGGCTATGGTAATAACTATTATTACAATTTAGGATCAACTGTTAATACTAATTATTATGGTTGGCATAGACTTAGACCATAGGAGAATGTTATGAAATTATATCACACAACAGAAAAAATGACTGATGTCAAACACCCTGAATCAATGAAAGCATCTGAAGATTGGACAGATAAACAAACAGATAATTCTTGGCATCAAAAACAAATTTGGTGGTGGGGCGAAATAGATGGAAAGACTTATGTATCTTTGTCAGATGGATATAAAACTAGCTACAATGATGTTAATGAAACTGACTTTACCAAGTCCAATGCTACCGGAGTCAAAGCTGTAAAAGCAAAATGGACTAACATTACTGAAGATCAACAAGCATATTTTCTGGACATCTCATAAATGGACACTCGTTCTCTCAAAGCAATAGCTTCTGAAATGGAAGCTCACGAGCGTGAATGTGTTGTGTATAGAGATATGACAAAGAGTGCAATTAAAGGATTAGAATATCGTATTAAAAGGCTTGAACTATTGATCTGGGGTTCATCAGCTACTATTATAGGAGTAATGGTAACTGTTATAGTGAGTCTACTACAATGGAAGATATAAAATTAACTTACAAAGTTATTCGTAATAAAAAGAAATCCTTTACTGTTCTTATTATAGCTAATTATTTTGAATCAAAGGAAGATGCTATTGAGTTTATAGAAGCGTCGTGCTTTGAGAATGATGACTTTGTTTATCAAAGGTTGCATTAATGATTGATCCAATCTCAGCATTTGCCGCAGTTAAGACAGCACACTCAGTAATTATGCAAGGTATTAAAGTAGGTAAAGATTTATCTACTATGTCAGGATATATATCTAAATGGGCAATAGGTGAAGCAAACCTTGATGTTAAAGCAGAGAAAAAAGGTAGTAGTATATTCGGCAAGTTTAGTAATGTGGAAGCTGAAGCTATAGAAGCACATCTTCGTAAAGAAGAACTTAGAAATATGCGAAATGAATTGCGAGAAATCTTCTTGCTTTATGGATCAGCAGGTCAATGGGAAAGGTTACAAGCAGAAATTGCATCTGTCCGTGCCAAGAAAAAGAAACAATTAAGAGATATGAGAGATGCACAAGAGAAAAGAAAAACTTTAATAATAAGTGTAGTAGCTATTGCAGGTCTATTAGTTTTCATTTATTATGAGTTAAAGATACTAGGTATTATATGATTGAAGTTAACTTTGAAGATTTAGATACAATGGCTAGAACAATGTGGGGAGAATGTCGTGGCTGTGATACTGATGGTCAGATTGGTGTAGCTAATGTTATTAATAATAGAGTTAATGCTCGTAGATGGTATGGCAATACTCATCAAGAAGTTTGTTTAAAAGATTGGCAGTTTAGTTGTTGGAACGAAGGTGATCCTAATAAAGATAAAATGAAAGAGTTAAGTATGGTTGATCCTATATATATAAAAATGCTTGGCATAGCGTTTCTTGTCGTGTCTGGTAAGATTGCAGACAATACACAAAACTCTACTCATTATCACACTAAAGCAGTTAAACCTAAATGGTCTTATGATGTACAGCCTGTTTGCGAATATGGTGAACATCTATTTTATAATAATGTTATATAGGAGATAGAATGTTACCATTACTTGCACCCATAGCTAAATCAATATTCTCTACTGTAGATAAAGTAATTACATCTAAAGCAGAAAAAGAAAAAATTAAAGCTGAGTTACAACATAAAATTATTACAGGCGATCTAAAAGAAATAGAGGCCGCCGCTACTGTAATACAATTAGAAGCACAAGGCACTTGGTTGCAAAGAAGTTGGCGTCCTATAATGATGTTACTCTTTGCAGGATTAATGGTAGCACATTGGTTTGGATTTACAGCACCAAACATTCCTGAGTCCGTGCAAAATTCACTACTAGATATTATAATGATTGGTGTTGGTGGTTATACTGTTGGGCGTAGTGCTGAGAAAATTGGACAACAATGGCAAAACAAAAACAAAAAACAATAATAGATTACTTGGAGGCAAAAATGACAGGCATAGAGAAGGCTAGAAAGGTATGTGGCAAGGTTTGGGGTAAGATTATACTTCAAATTGCAAAGTACCCTCTGTACTCAGCTATAGGCGTTGTAGGACTAATTTTACTTTTATTCTACCTATAAGCTAATCATCTTCTAAATAATGTCGGTAATGATACTGATATTCTAATGGTACAACTATAATTTTTCCTTTGTGATCTAAGATTGGTACTCCATCTTTGTCAACTATTTCACCTTCATCATTAATCTTGTGTTTCATTATCTGCTTGTTTTAATATATCTATAAATAAAGGCAAGTCTAAACATACCATTGTTGTGCCGTGATCTTTGTGTAGGCACAGCAAGTCAGCACCAGACTTCCATCTTTCTAATGTTTTAAATCCTGCGCCGTCTTTTCTTGCTTTTACTTCTACGCTTAGTTTGTGCCAAGGTTCTTGTCTTATTTCTATATCGTAAGGGAAATCTGGTATTGCTCCGCTCATTGGTTGTCGTCTTGCTTTGATTCCATTTTTAACAAACTCCTTAACAAGTTTAGCTTCTACTCTATACCCTTTGCTCTTACTAAATTTACCCATCATTTCTCTCCGTGTCTGATGGCAAATCATCAATGTGCGAATCTGCTCCCACCATATCTTCTTCTGTAGGTACACCCCATATCCTTGCTAACTTGTCTATTGTTTCTCTACCACCTTGAGATAATCTGTCGTGATCCCAATACAACTCTGCAATTAACTGTTGAGTTCTTTCTTGTTTTAATTTTGTTATTGGTTCTATTTTGCTAATCATTTTATCTCCAAGTTTCTGGCACCAACACCTTTAATTAATTTGTCTTTCTTTACCAACTGCATACAAATTTTGTGTGCTTGTGAAGGTGAGGCAAAGGTAAGCTGTTCAGCAATCTCTTTATACGAAGGACTAAATCCATACATCATCAAAAAATCTTCTACAAACTTTAAGACTCGTGCTTCATTTCTTGTCATAATTATATATCCTTTTATTTATTCTAAAGTCTTTAACTCTAGTACATTTCATTGCTACAATATCCAATGGAGTGTGTAGGTACTGCTCCTGCACACTCCACCAAGTAAAGATATCGCACTTGTGTTGCAATGGCAGAGCATACTTAACATATAGTTGTCCGTCAAATGCAATCCACAAAGTTACAATAATGTTTTTAAACATTACAATGGAATGTCGTCATCAATGATTTCACCTATGTCAGCCATTGGTTTTGGCTGTTCTATAGGTGCAGACATTGGCACACCATCAGACTTAGAATCCATCAACTTCATTTCTGAGTTGAATCTATCTAAATGAATCTCGGCTTTTATTCTCTCTTCACCAGATTCGGTCTGCCATTTTCTGTATGTAAGTCTACCCTCCAATAAAACTCTGCTACCCTTCTTAGTATATTTAGCTAAGATGTCTGCAATTTTATCGTCCCAAACGACACACTTGTGCCATTCGGTTTCTTTCTCGCCTTTCACTACTCTGTTTGTAGCTACTGACAATAAGGCATAGTTAGTACCTGCACCCGTTTGTTTAATTTCGGGATCAGCACCAAGGTTGCCAATGATTTGAATCTTATTATACACTTTGTAGTTCCTTTCGTTTAGATTCATATTTAGCTACTGCCATTTGGTACAATCCCGGATTGGACTTCTTGGCTTTAGCTATGTTTACTTTAGCCATTTCATAATATCCTGTAGCTTGTTTTACTGTTTTGCTACCTTCAATATTAGTAAGAAATGTTTTGATAGCGTCATCATCTGCAGATCCGATCTTCTGGTCTGTAGTATCAAACTCATCTTCTGAATACACAAAGCCGTGTAATCCAACAAGTTTAAGTATGGCTCTATCTACTGCTCTCTTTTCAGCCATTGCATATGGATAAGCAACCTTACTATTTTTAGGACTAGCTTCTCCGTAGGTAATGACTTTCATTTTGTCATTGTGAGCATAGCATTTAACTACTGCTATACCTTGTGCAGAATTAGTTTCTACTTCTACAATGTCATCAATAACAATACCTGCTTTAGCTCCAACAAGTTCGCAGTATTTATGCAACATAATTAGTGTTGCTTTGCCACCTCGTTTGAGTTCCCACAAAGCGTGTTCGGGTTTAAGATCATACTCTGCAAGTATCTTCTTTACCCTTGGTTCTATATTAGCCATCATATTAACCTCCTTTGTTTTCTTTGATGGTTAGGTGTCCTGCTTTTGTTCTTGATATCTTGATACCACCACCTTCAGCAAGACGACAGTTGGCAGGTATTAGTTCTTTCAATACCTTACCAACTGCTCGGTGTTGATCGTATGGAATTTTTGTTTCACGCCAAGTATGTGCATTAGCTACAAACTCATTGTTCTTCTCCATATCTATACGAATCATTTCGTTTACTTTTATGTTGTCTGTATAATCGTGTACTATTTTTTCTGCTTTTATATTCTCTGGTTCTTTGTCTGTCAGTATGTGTTGCTTCCAAAAGGTATCTTCCATTTCGTAAAGCATCTTTATGTATTCATTATCGTATTGTATTTCACACCATTCGTATCTCATATTACCAAAAATTACTGAGAGGTACGCTCTATTCATCATTGCAACTTGCATATAATGTTGTAGTTGTGGCATATATTTTCGTATAACATTTTCTAAAGTGTTGTTGGCATTGGTATGCTTACACTCTAGGACACAAAATTTGTCACTAACATTTGCTATACCATCAAGACTAGCGTGTCGGAATCCATCTGTGAAATCGTGTTGCACTCTATGTGATAATAGTTTATGTCCTGTTTCCTGCCAAAACCAATGCTTGTTTAATTTCTCTGTAACAATGCCGATCTGAACAGGTAACACCCGATCCAAGTTAGCAGGTTCTTGACGCCCTGTTTTTTCTAGCCAGAGTGTGTGCCAATCACCTTCCATAATGCGAATTGCATCTGAACCACCAAGTGTTTTAGGTCGTTCTACTTTTTTCTTTGGTTGCATATTATACTCCTTTCGTATTTAGTTTATAGCACTTTTGTACTATGTTTGCAAACTTTTTTGTCTTTAAATATGTATTTTCTATGAACAACATTCCGTGATCAAATGGTGGTTCATAGATTGCAAGAAAGTCTGCAGGTACAGGCAACCTCCTGTACTTGTAAGTCTTAATTAGTTCTATTGTATATTGTTCTATAATGCACCTTGGATATTTAGCTAATATATCTTTGTATATTTTTAAACCAAGTTCATTAGGTACATCACACCCAAATGTAGAGGCACACATTTCTATTGCCGTGCCTATATATTTAGGGTCAGCAGGTTTCATATAATCTTTACAATCTAATAATGCATTGTTTAGTCTATGTAAATTTAATAGTGCCGCTTTCTCTGTAGCTACATACTCTTCAACCTTGTCGTTTTTTATCGCCAATAGCAAAGACATTATGTATTCGTTCACGGCGTTCTTCAGTACCTGCGGCGGTCTGAGTTGTATTGGTCGTGAATTTTTTGGCACGGAGTAACCAAGATCGGAAAGCATAGTGCCAATCTGATTTAGTTGTTCCACTTGCCCGATAATGGTTGTTAAAGATTTTAAGTTCGTTGTCATAATTATACCTTTCACCAAACTCTTTTACAATCCATTGCTTAGTATCAAAGCTAGGTGTAAATCCCTTTGGTATTTGTGTTAAGTGAACATTGAGAATGATATTAAAACCAAGTACCTGACACCAATTAAAAAAATTTATAGTGCTTGGTTGTTTCTTACCACATTCCCATAGTGATACAAGACTATCCGATACACCTAGCTTCTCTGATACTTCTTGAGAAGATAAACCTAAATGTTGTCGGCGTTCTTGCAAATCTTTGATTGCATATTTATACATAAGGACTTATCAGAATTTCACATTCGGAATATGATAAATCATCTGCACAACTTTGTCTAACTTCAAGGAACTTTGTGTTCTTAAACTTAGGTAAAGACAGCAATAGTCTTGCATAAAAAGGTTTGTGATTGTTATTTATTTTAAATTTCTTATCAGTAGTATCTACCATTGTTTCCCAACGAACACGATTGATAAGCATTTCACTTGATAATCTTTTATGTCCAAGATGAACCATATCTGTAGCAAACGATAGGTACAGATCCCATACTCTTGGGTTGTCTAAATGGAAATCAATGAACTCGCAAGTGTTTGGCGACTTACCAAACTTTAAAGTCTTGCGATCAAACTTTAAGTTAACATTATATTTATTCATTTTGTTCTCCATACTCGCATAGTATTATTATCTTGTTTTCTAAAAGCACATTTCATTTGTCGTATTGAAAATGCTTGGCGAAGTGATTGTTGTACACTTGCTGAGTAGGGTAAAGCAAATGATTCACCTACTTTCATATTATCTAAACATTCATATTTAGATTTATCTCTTTTATCTGGTATAGGTATACCACTTTCAAATTTAATATCCATAATATACTCCTTTGTTTTAATGGATTAATTGTGGGCGTTTGCTCATAATTAGGTACGCCCAAACCTAACCAAAACAGGGGACACAAAATTTAGTAAAAATTAACCCTGTATTTGATACTATAAATATTCAGACCAAAATTCATTCCACATTTCTAATGTTATGGCATTAAATTCTTCGTTGTGTTTAAGTGATGGCTCAATAGAACCTTCTGCTCTTGCATTCGGAAAAAGTGGTGATGACATTATAGTTGGTTTGAATGGTCGTACTGCATACCGGAACTCCTGAATAGTTTCAGACTCTCCAAGTCTTGCAACGACTTCATCAAAGATTTGATCTTCTCGCATAATATATCCCTTTCGTACTACTATTATACTATTAATATTCTACTATGCAACAAGTTCTTGCCATTGTTTTGAACCTAATGCTTTAGCTACTTCATCTTCTCTGCGCTTACGAATGGCGTGTCCACGCTCTCCGTCAGTATGAGTAGACCAATAAGTAAGAGCATTGTATAACGCCCACTTTGTACTACCAAGCGTACGACTTTCACGATCAAAACCTTCAAGTAATGTTTCTGTTCTCGTTACATTGAATGGTATTGAGTTAGAAGAACGCTTAAATGTTTTAGCTACAGTTTGTTCTAAGAATTTTTGAACAGAATGATTAGTCAAGCGTATCTTTGCCCATTGATGGTAATCCACACCTGAATCCATAAAGAAATCAATACCTGTTTTGACACGATCTGTAATACTTTGAATGTTTACTTTTGTTGTATGTTTAAATCGTAAAGTAGAAGCATTAACAGGTGTAGTACAACCATTCATACACCATAAGCGTAAGCCATCACATATTGTAGCAAATGCCCACGATTGGTCATATGAATTGAAGAAGTTGATACGAAACTTTATGATATCATCTTTCTGTGGTTCAATTACAAGATTGTTAAATGTAACAGATCCTCGCATTTTTGCACCACCTTCAAATACTTTGATGTCTGTATCGTAGTCAAACATTCCTGTTTTTTCAACGCCTTGCATAACTCTGTCAACAACATCTCTGTGTGCTATTGGTTTGTATTTACTGCCGTGAATACCAAGAACTTGTCCGGTATCAGTACGAACACACGCTCTTGCCATATCACGAGGTACAGAATAGTTTTGATTACCAAAATTATCTGTCCTGTTTAGTG